TACCTCAACTGCATTCGAAACAGCTTATGCCACAAATATAGCTACTTCAACAAATAGATCTACAACATCTGTGTATGATACCTCAACTGCATTTGAAACAGCTTATGCAACAAACATTGCTACCTCTACAAATAGATCAACAACATCTGTATTTGATACATCAACTGCATTTGAAACGGCTTATGCAACAAATAGAACTACTGATACAGCTGTAACTACAGACACAACAATTGACACATCTAGATCAACAGAGACATCTAGAAACACTGCTACAGATAGAAACACATCAACTGCATTTGAAACAGCCTATGCTACAAATATAGCAACAGCATCTGTCTTTAATACATCCACAACGTATGAAACAGCGTACAACACAAACTTTGATACATCCACAAACCGTTCAACAACATCTGTGTTTAACACGACAACAGCATTTGAAACAACGTATAATACAAACTTTGATACATCAACATCAAGAAATACAACTTCAACGTTTGATACAGAAATTGTGACTGTATTTGATACTGTCAGCGTATTCAATACAGTAACAGCCTATGATACATTGATTGATACACAGGTTGACACAAGTAAGACAACAAGCAGCACATACGACACTGCTTACCAAACAAACCGTAACACAGCTTACAACACATCAAGATCCACAACATTTGATACAACTGTCGAAACATACATTAATTAATAACTAGCATAAATATTAACATGTCCTAATTGAGGTGAATAATATGAATGATGAGCAAAGAGTTAGTAATGAGCAGCTTGATAAAAAGTTAGAGTCTTTTGTCGAAGTTGTTCTCCAAAAGATGATTGATCTCCATCAGGAAATCAAAACCCTAAAAAAGAAAGTTCACGAAACTGAAAAGAAACTTCAATCGCTTCAGCAGTCAGATGATGTTGATGAGCGTATTGGCGTCTAAAAAGGAATTATATTATGGTAGCCGAAGTTCCAGCAAAAGGTGGAAAGACTAAGTTCTTTACCATGTCTTCTAACGAGTGGGTCAATGATGATGTGACCCATTTTATGAAATCCGGTAATATGCTGCGTTCGCCAGCAAATGCAAGGTTAACAGAAATTGCTAAGCATATTCCAAAGAACCCAAATGGTTCTAAAATTGAATATGATATCAATTACGGTAGCCCCAGTGGCACAATAGCTGGGTATAAGTTTACCGATCTATTGACGCAAATTCTCTACCTAGCACCATGCAATACAAAAATTGCAACTCAAAATATGATTGAGTGTATTAGGAAGGGGGCTACACCGGAAGGCCATAGAATTGTAGAAGCTCTGAGAGCTAACCTTACTGACAAGTATCTCTTAGATGAAGACCTAGATCTAGAATATGGTGACGTAAATGAATTAGTGCTCCTCCCAGGTACTAACTTAATTACAAAAGATGCAGTTGATTTTAAAAAGGTAGAAGAACTTTATAACAACGGAGCCTGGGTCAAACTTCATCCTATCACTGCTAAAGTTTGGCAAACAATGCTAGAGCACAGATTTAAGGGTAGAGTTGTCAAAAACGATGCCTCAATGTATCCAATTCTCAAACGAGCAAAGAAAGTATACTTCACGCTGTCCTCTGAAACTGGTTGTGCCGCTGTTATTCTTGGAAAGGGTATTGGTCTTATCGACAATAAAGAAGGTAAGGTTGGTAAAACCTTTGAGGCAGTATACACATCATTGGATAGATGCGGTGTTAAGGATAAACTTGTTAACAAATTTGCTGCTCTTATGTCATATCCAGAGTCAGGACTAATTAGTGTTCACCATGAGAACAAAGAGGAATGTGTTCAAAGATTCTTTGACAATATGAAGAAGCATAGACACATTACACTTTCAAAGAAGCCTGGCGAGGTAGGTGATGATGTTATTGAAAAAGAATTGAAGGAACAAGATGGGATGAAGCAGTCATGAAAACAATAGTAATTGCCCAACATCACGGTACATTTTTAACCCTCAACTCTCTCAAGGATAGAGGTATTGAAGATGTAACTATTATTATACCTGGCAGCCAAGTTGAAAAATATAACAAGATGTATAGTGAGAATGCATCTAAGGCTGATTACCAAGCATTTAAAGATTACGATAAGCTCATATTGTCTTATATTAAAACAAACAATTTAAATTATAAGGCCTATGTTGTAGATAATTTTGATGTTAGAAATTCTCTAATTTCTACGCTTAAAGTTATTATGGATTTGGGGTATAATGAAATAGTTGCTTGTATTCTAAGTGGAGCAATTGTTAATAATGATTATACAAATCATGTAAAAGATGCTCTAGGATTTAAAACATATGGGTTATGTTATTCAAGAGTATATAACAATGATAATCAATTATCAATGTATCATATGATAGGGTTGCCGCAGCATGATTCATCGTTTGATTTGAATTTTTTTGTTGTTGATGTCACTAAGGTGCAAGCCCTAGATCTTGAAAAAACAGATAGCCAGCTTCTATCAGATGCAGCCAAAAAGAAAAATATCACAGTACTTGGTAGAGAATTCAATGGTAAAGATGACCCTCTGATTGGTACTGCTATTTCAGCTCGCCAAACTATAGGCCACAATCTCAAAATCCAGTCAGGTTTCATTGTCAATTTGTGGAACAAGTCAATCAAAACAAATGACTCCCTAAGGTCAGAAGAGGTTTATGGTTATCCATTCAACTTGTATAGCCGATATACCGATAACTTAGACAGCTTTTTACCAGGGACAACGTTGAATAAAATCAGGATTAATGGAAAGGAAACAGAAAAATTGACCAGTGGTCTCTATGGTTGTCTGGATATAATTGATCTATAAATACATTTACAGAGTATTTTTAGAGGGTCAATCCCATGGCAGTTCCAGCATCAAGATCTCAATTTAAAGAGTATTGCCTTCGTAAACTAGGTAAGCCAGTCATTGAAATCAACGTGGATGATGACCAGGTTGAGGACCGTATTGACGAGTCGCTAAGGTATTATTGGGATTACCACTTTGATGGTGCCGAGAAGACCTATTATAAGCAGCAAGTTACAGCTCAGATTAAGTCAGACAAGTATATTACGCTGCCAGAAAACATCATTGGAGCCGTAAGAGTGTTTCCAATTGGACAGAGCATTAATACAATGAACTTGTTCAATATTCGCTATCAGATTGCATTAAACGATCTTTATACTCTAACAACACAATCGATGATTCCATATGTAATGGCGATGCAGCATATTCAATTCCTAGAAGAAATTCTAGTTGGCCAAAAGCCAATCCGCTACAACAGACACAAGAATAGATTGTTTATTGATATGGACTGGGACCTGGCAGTAGAAGGGGAATTCATTGTGGTTGAGGCCTATGAGATTGTTAATCCAGACACGTTTGCAGATGTTTGGTCGGACCGTTGGCTAGCTCTTTATACAACAGCCCAGATTAAGTATCAGTGGGGCTCAAACCTAACGAAGTTCACTGGTATGGTTCTTCCAGGCGGTGTTCAGTTCAATGGCGAAAAGATTCAAGATGATGCTAAGGCAGAAATTGAAGCTCTAGAACAAGAAATGATGACATCATACACATTACCAGCTTACCACATGGTAGGATAAAGTGGCAACTAATTTTTATTTCAATAATTTTGGTAGTAGCCAAGAGCAAAACTTAATTGAAGATCTAGTAATAGAGTCAATTAAGATCTATGGCCATGAAGTTTGGTATTGCCCAAGAACTATTGATAATGAGGAAAAGATCTTCAAGGAAGATGAACTAGCCTCTTTCAATAATGCATATTCCATTGAAATGTATATTAAGAATGTTGAAGGCTTTGAGGGCGAGGGGGACTTCCTATCTAAGTTTGGTCTACAAATTAGAGATAGAATTACATTCACTGTAGCAAGAAGAACATTTGCCGATGAAGTAACTGGTGGCACAAGACCTAAAGAAGGAGACATGATCTTCTTCCCACTAACCAGTAAAGGTTATGTTGTTAGATTTGTTGAGCACGAGGCAATCTTCTATCAAATGGGTTCCCTACAAACATTTGATATTGTTTGTGAACTATTTGAGTTCAATCAGGAAACATTTAATACTGGTGTCGATATTATTGACGACACATATAACGACCTCAGCTTTGCAATGGCTAATAATACACAGGTTGTTACTCAATTCAATATATCAACAATTGATAAGCAGGCTCAAAACGAAGAGTTTGAAACAAAGGGTGACGACATTCTTGACTTTACTGAAATCAACCCATTCTCAGAGGCTAATACCTACTAATGTTTGGCAACGAATTTTATCACGAAACAATTAGACGCTATGTCATTGTGTTTGGCACAATGTTCAATGATATGGTTGTTTGGAGAAGGAATACTGCTGGTGCAATTATCAAGCGTATCAAGGTACCCATTGCCTATGGTCCAAGAGCAAAGTTCTTATCTAGAATTCAACAGGACCCAAACCTAACAAAGCCTGATGCCATTAGTCTTCCAAGAATGAGCTTTCAGATTGCTGGCTATAATTATGATGTAACTAGAAAGCTTACAACCGTGGGCCAGATTAAGGGACCTGGTACTAGCGATACAGTTAATGGATCTGTATATAATCCTGTTCCATGGAACATAGATTTTGATTTATCAATCTATGTTTTAAATGCAGAAGATGGTACTCAGTTAATTGAGCAAATCCTACCATACTTCACTCCAGAGTGGACAAACACAATGAAGCTGGTGGATGACCTTGATATTCGTATGGATGTTCCAGTTGTATTGAATACTATTACTACAGAAGATACCTATGAAGATTCCTACGAAAATAGAAGAACAATTATCCACACATTAAACTTTACAATGAAAGGCTACTTGTTTGGTCCAGTTAAAAATAAGGATATTATTAACGTAGCTAATACGAGAACATTTGTTCTTGACGGATTTGAAAGCGATATGGAAACCGCCAATAGTGGACCAAATGCTGTTACTGGGTTAACAATATCCAATGCTGGTAGCGGCTACGTTAATAACCAACTTGTCACGTTCTCAAATGGTACAAGCAATAGTACTGCCCGAATTACGACAAATGCAACAGGATCAATAACATCGCTAACAATCTTGACTGGGGGTCAGTTTGCAAATACATCAACAATTAGGACACAAATTGCAAACTCTACAGCTCCATCTAATGCAACCAACGGTAATACATCGTCAGGTACTGGAGCAGCATTTGTTGTAGCACTTGGTTCTGGACTATTCTTTACAACGACATCAGTCAGACCTGGTCTACTAGCAAACGGTTCTCCAACTTCTAATGCAGCACTATCAGTGCCTGTAGCCAATATTGCTTCAAATGATAACTGGGACTTTATTGTTACGGTTAATACCAACCCTGATTTTCCAGTAGATGATCCAACCAATGACCCAGATACTTAAACATAAAGAAACCATGAAAAGCGTCTCAAGCGCCCTTGATATGACACCACTTCCAGTTGCAGTGAAGGAAGAGGAGGAAGTTACTATGGACACATTACCTGATGAAACAGTTCAGGATGACTTTGATTATGCTAGAGATAATATGCGTCAGCTTATCCATAAGGGGCAAAACGCTCTAGATGGAATTTTGACAATTGCAAGTGGCAGTGAGCATCCAAGAGCATATGAAGTCGCTGCCGCTTTAATGAAGACAATGGCAGAAACAAACAAAGATCTCCTAGAGCTTCAAAGAACTAAAAAGGTCCTACAAAAGGAAGA